CACTCGTCGGGCACGAAGTCCATGTCCACCATCGAGCCCACCATGTCCGGCTTCGACCGGCCGTCGATGTCCAGCGAGACTTCATCGAAGCCGGGGAAGTACGCGGCGGGAACCTTGGAGCCACCGGACCCGGCGTGAAGCACGCGCGGCCCCTTGGGCATCAGGTCTTTCATGACGGCATTCATGCGGCTTTCTTCTCCTCGGGCCGGTACGTTTTCAGGTAGTCCAGGTAGTTCGACGGGTACGGCTTCTCGGGCGTGAACCCGTCTTTGTCCCAACGCGCGCGCGCGTTGTGGACGAGATCCAAGTCGGGCACGCACAGGATGTCGCCGCCAAGTCCTAGCCAGTTGCGGCAGAACGCGAAGTCTTCACCGAACCAAGTCCCGTTCCACGCGCCGTGATTGAACAGGTCCACGTTCACGTCGCCCTCGGATTCGGTGTTCATGCGAAGGTTCGGGTACGCCTCGAGGAATCGCATGATCCCCGCCCGCGTCACCTTCAGGAACCCGGCCGGCAGCGCCAGCATGAGGACGGCATCGTCCGAATCGCGGAACAGGGGATGACCCTTGTCCCCGAGGAACGGCTTGCCCATGAAGCGGAATTCTTCCTCGGTCTTGTAGCGGTAGTTCCCGCCGACGACATCGCCCTCTGCGTCCAACAGTTTGATCAAGTCGGCCGGCGACCACGACACGTCGTCATCGATGAATACGATCACGTCCGCGCCCCACTTGAGCGCCTGACCGAGCATGTTGGCCCGAGCGGCTGAAATGTACGGGTTGCCCTGCTGAAACGCCGCCGAGTGTTCCCACCCGGCCGCGTCCAATGCAGGAACGGACGCCTCCAATGCCGCGAGATAGGCGTCCGTCGGTCGTTCGACGGTCGGGGTGCAGATCGCAACCCGGCCGCGTTTCATTACGCGCCGCCCTTCCAGAGGCCCAGGGCGGTCAGCGTGTTGCAGATCTCGTTGATGACCGCCACGCGGGCGGTATCGACGGAGGTCGTCGCGGAGGTGCCCCAGATCGTGGTGGCCTGCGCCGCAGCGGCGCGCTGGCTGATCGGGGTGGTGCCGAAGAAAGCCACCTTGTCCGTGGTCGCGCCGCCGATGTTGCAGCCATCGACGGAACCGGTATCGAGACGCTCGTAATACGGCATGATCGTTTTCCTTTAGTTGACGGGGCCGGGCGAACCCGGCCCCTATGGGTTAGGCGACGGCCGAGCCGATGAGACGGGACGCCCAAGCCGGGCGGATCGTCGCGTAGCCGAACAGGATGTCGATCCGCATGAGGAGCCGGTCGTTCACGATGTCCGACGCCTGCCAGACTCGCAGCGCGATGCCGTCCTGGGTGAGGCGCTGGCACTTGTGCGCGTCGTCCATGATCGGAAGGTCAGCGGTCACGAAGGTGAAGGCGTCCTTGTGGTACATCAGCGCCGTGCGGTAGCCCGCCGAGGCCGTGCCGACGAAGGTCATCAGCTTGGAGTTGAAGTCCGTGGTCGCCAGGGCCGCGCCAGCGCTCGAGCACACGTTCTGCTTCGCGCCCGTGAGGTACGTCGGGGGCGAGACAGTCACGGCGCCGGTCGAGGCAGCCGTCGCGACGAACTGCTGGAGGTAGCCAAGGTTGGCCTTCGTCTCCGGGTGGCACGCGAACACGCCGGCCACCGTGAAGACGTCGCCATCGTTGATGTTCCCGTCCGTCGAGTTCATCGTGATGTTGGTGCCGCCGTCCGTCACCGCAGCAGCCGCCGCCGTGTTGACGGTCACGTCCGAGCCGACGTAGTGCGTGAGAACGCGCTCGTTTTCGTACCAATCCGAGGCCAGCGCGCGCCCGTAGTAGCCCTCGACAAAGGCCTTCTTCACCTGATCCTGCGGGTGGAAAAGCGCCTTGGAGCCGTTGACTACCGCCCCCATCTGGACGGAATCCAGTTGCAGCGAGCGGCCCTGCATCGGGGCGAGGCCCTGATTGATCCGCGCGCGGGCGTTGGTGAAGGCCGACAGGTCGCCCGAGTTGGCGAGCGCCGTGCCGGCAGTGCCGGTCACGTTGTACACGTCGCGAGTCACGCCCTGGATCACGTCCGACTCGACCTTCGAGATCAGGACGGCCATCGCGGGATCGATGTAGCGTTCGGACAGCTTGTCGATGGAGAGCGTCAGTTCGTCCGACGTGAACTGCATGTCGACGTGGTACTGGCTCGCCATCGTGACCGACTCGTAGCCCTCGTCCTGGTCCTGCGCGTCCATCGCGCGGGAGGTGGTCGAGACGCTGTACTGGTTCGGCTTGCGGATGCGAAGCGACGAGCCGATCTTGCCGCCCTTCTTGGCGTAGGAATCGTCGTAGTCGCGATTGATGGTCGAGATGAAGGTCGCCTTTTCGTGGGCGAGCCGCATCGACTCGTTGGTGATCTGGGTGATCACCTGAAGGGAGTTGCTCATGGGTCAGTCCTCTGCGAAGCGAAGCAAAGGGGCGTTACTTGCGCCCCAATTGCCTGTTCCGAGCGGCCAGCCAAGTTTTGTAGTCCGGGGCGTTGTCCACCGTGTAGGTGGTGCCACCCGAACCCGCGTTCGGCTGAATCGGAGCAGGCGCCGTTGTGGGCTTCGGGGGGGCTTTCAGGTCCGATGCGATTTTCTCAATCGCAAGCACCTGCTGACGGGTGGACAGATTGGCGATGCGGGCAGCTTCGGCGTGGTTCTGTCCGAGGAAGTACAGGACATCGTTTCCGGCGTCCCCAAGGTCGAGCATCGTTTCGCCCATGACTTCCGTCACAGGGAAATGCGACAGCGCGACCTCTTCGAAATCCTCGTACTTCTCCAGCCCCTTGGCGAGACTCGCGCGGACGGATTCGGCCCTCTTGGCCTGTTCCGCTTCCGCACGGGCCTTGCTCGCTTGCTCCCGCTCCGCTTTCAGCGTGTTGGCGACCTCGAACTTGATCACCGCCTCGTTGTAAGCGTCCCAATCCTTGAACTGATCCGGCGTCGGCCTTCCCTGCACCCTGGCAGAGGCGTCCGGTTCGGGGGCGGTGCGCGGCTGGAGTTGCCTTTCGGCTGCCTCCCGCATTGCCCGCTCGTACCCGAGCCTTTCGGCCCTGCGTTCCGCTTTCGCCCTCTCGCGCGTTACGACCCGGTCAAAATCTTCCTGGGTGAACGTGCGTTGGGACGCCGGCTTGTTCGGTTCGCCTTGGGGCGTGTCGCCTTCGGGCTACGCAGATCCTTCAGCCGCCGGGGCGTCGGGTGCGGGGGTCGCAGATACGGCCTCTGCGGGGGGCGCGGCAGCGTCGGAAACGCTGGCGGGTGCTTCGATGTCGGCCATGAGCCCTCGTCGGTGGACGGACTCGGGATAGCCGCCGAGTCGGCACGCCCGCGCGTTCAAACCGTCGCTAGGCTTGCCGTCCTTTTACCGTTCGCGCGTGAGCCTTTGGGATAACCACTACATCAGGAGGAGTTCGTCGTCCTCTTGCATCAGGCGCTTGTGGTGCGCCAGCACGCGGGAGACTTCCAGGCGCATCGCAGCCTCGATGGCGGCCGTGCGCGCCACGTTCACGCGGTCTAGGGCTGCGGCAAGCTCCGCTCGCTCGAGATCGGCAACGGACGGCACAGGACGCGGAGCCAGGATCTTGGCGACGACCTTGCGCGCTGCAACCTCGACGGCCTGTTCGGCCTTGGCCTCGACGCGCTGTTCGTCTTCGTCTTCGTCGCGGTAGCGGCGGCGATAGTCGGGCCAGTAGAAGCCGCCCGTGGGCGCCTGGACATCGGACGCGGGAACCGTGACTGTTCCGGATGCTGCGGACGTGTCTGGCTGCTCGGTGATCGCAGCCGTACCCACAACGGCCGTCGTCCCGGATGCGGCCGCCGTGTCGTCCTGGTTGGTCGGGCTGCCGGAACCGGAAACCGCGCTTCCTACCGAACCCGACGCCGTGGACGTGTCGTCGGCGTTCGTGCGGGCCGACGTTCCGGTAACGGTGGTCGTCCCCGTGGCGGCCGAAGTGTCTGCCGCGTTCGTGGCCGCAGCCGTGCCGAGAACCGTCGTCGTGCCAGTTGCGCTCGAGGTATCGTCGGCGTTGGTCGGTGACGCCGTCCCGGTTACAGGCGAGCCAACTGAGCCAGACGCGGCGCTCGTATCGTCCGAATTCGTCGTGGCCGACGTTCCGACGATGACCGGGGAGCCGGACGCGGTCGAGGTGTCGTTCGCGTTGGTGCGCGCGCTGGTGCCCACAACCGTCGTGGTGCCCGTCGCAGATGACGTGTCGCCGGCATTCGTCCGCGCAACCGTTCCGACAACCGTCGTCGTTCCGCTCGCGCTCGACGTGTCGCTCGCGTTCGTTACCGCCGCAGTACCGGTGACGCCACCGCCACCTGAAGCCAGCAAAAGCCCGATGCTCGGCAGCGGCGCAGGATCGCCGCCCTGGTTGGCCGGCGGTTGGCTTGCTGCCGGGGCTTCGGCTAGGGCTAGTTCGCCTAGCGCGCCATGGCCGAGCATGGTTCTACCAGCAGGTCAGGATGATGACGCCAGGGCCACCGTTGCCGCCCCGGCCTCCGGTGGTCGAGCCGCCACCGCCGCCACCGCCACCAGCGCCGGGCGCATTCCAGCCGCAGCTCCCACCGTTGCCGCCCGTGGCCGAGTTGGACGAACCGCCGCCCGTGCCGCCGTAGATGAGCGGGAATTGTCCGTAGCGGAATCCGGGGTTTCCTTCCCCGACGCCACCCGCGCTCGCGAGGAACGGCGTGTTCGCAACCGCCGAGATCGCGCCGCCGGCAGCCGTGCCCGCGAGGGATGAGCCACCGCCCGTACCGCCCAAGATCATCGCGGCCGTGCCGACGGACTGCGCCGTGCCCGCGTTGTTGGCCGCACCGGAGCCGCCCGCCGTGCCAGCCTGCCCGGCGAGGAACTGCGTGTGCATCCAGAAGGAGAACGGCATCCCCGCGATGGTCGCAATCGTGCCCGCCGCCCCGCCCGCCGCCGTCGTCGTGGTCCCGCCGACGCCTCCGGCAGCCGCAGCCGCGCCGCTCACGCCGATGAGGTTGTTCGCCGCCGTGTTCGGATAGATCGACAGGTAGGAAAGGAGCCCGGCGCCGCCGGTAGTCGCGCCAGCGCCAGCGGTTGAACCGCCGCCACCAACGCCACCATGCCCCACCATGACGTAGAGACAGTCGGGGACATAGGCCAGCGGGATCAGAAGCCGGGTCGCACCGCTTGAGCCACCGCCTCCACCGCCTCCCTTTGCGACGCCGGCCGTGTTGCCGCACCCGCCACCGCCACCCCCGCCGCCGCCGATGAGGATCGCCTGGAGCATGGTCTTGCCGCGAGGCTTCGCCCAAGTCCGCCACCCCGTCGTGATGCCCGTGATTGACGACGGCCAGAACGTCTGCTGGTCGGCCGGCGAACCAACGGGAAGCGAGAACAGATCCATCAGTACTTCCCGCCCACGGCCGTCGCCATGAACTCACCGGAGCCGCCGGGCGCGGTGCCCAGGGTCAGGATGATCTTGTAGCCGGGGGGGAGCGCGAGGTTCACCGGCACGATGAAGTCGGGCTGCGGGTTGACCGCGCTCGTCGTCGTCGCCGGAATGCCGGCTTCGGTGAGCAGCGTCGAGTTGGTGTCGGTTGCGACCGTGCTGCCGTTGTTGAGCCAGACGCGCAACACCGTGGCGGCCGTGTTCTGCGACGGGTTTGCTTTGAGGCGCACCTCGCGCACGAACCCGCCATTGGTCGAGTCTGCCGTGAAGACGGTGTAGGTCGTCCCCGAAGTCAGGTCGATGGTGTTGTTCGCGGCCGTCATGTTGACGACCCATTGAATATCTCCGACCTTCGTGTAGATGGGCTGGTTGTTGGCTGGCATGGTCGTCGCTCCTAGGGCATGTCGTAACCGCGAGCGGCTGCGTAAGCCTTGCCCACGATGTCACCGAACAGATCCTCGGTGGCTGTGATGAAGATCGTGTGAGTGCCGCTCGACAGGCTGATCGCGGCATTCGAGTTCGTGGAACGGTGAACGGCGTCGCGCACCCAATGCGTCGAGTCCGAGAGGTATCCCCTGCCCGTCTCCCACGCCGTGCCGTTCGCGTCGAGGAGCGTGTAGTAGGCATCCGGCCCAACGCCGAGCGCGTCGTTTATCGTTCGGAATGCCGTCACCGCGCCCGCGAGCGTGAGCGATCCAGTGCCCGTCGTGGTCGTGGTTTCCTTCGCGCGGTCGACGACGGTTCCCATTAGACGTAAACCCCGACGAGGAAAATCTCATTCGCCGCCACTGCGCCCGTATCGCTATCGGCCGCGCCCGTCGTCGTCGCGTAGGCGATGCCCGTTGCGAAGTCGAAGCCCGGCCCCAGGTCGATTGCGAAGCCCGCGCCCGTCGTGCTTGCCGGGATCGGGAACGTGGCGACAGGCGTGTCCGTTCCGACAGTCGGAGACGAGGCCTTGTTGTAGAACTTGAGGTAGCGGACCGCCGCGTTGAGGTTCACCGCGTAGAGCGTGTACAGCGTGCCGGCCGACGCCTTCAGGCTCGTCGCGTTCGTGGACGCCGCCGAGATCAGCCGAAAGCCCGTCCCGACATCGGCGGCGATTCCATCGCGCCCGAACGAGCGCTTGATGCGCGCGTAGAGAACGCTCGATATATCGTCGGCCGCGAAGGTGCTGCCGCCGCTTCCGGCATTGGCTACATAGTTGTCGGCCATTTAGCCCACCCCCATGAGTAGAAGTTTCCGGGGTGGGGCGCTTCTAAACTCCGCGATGCCCCACAGGTAGTCTGTGCTGGTTGGCAGAGTGAAAGTCCTTGTCCCCGTAGATCCAGCCGTGGGAATAATTTCGTCGGCGCTGGAGATTCCGAACGTGGTGTTATCCACGCGCTCGCTCATTGAGCCCGGCGGGGTGATTGACTGCGCCACTCCCTGCGTCATAAACGCGCTGATCATGGCGCTGCCCGCGCCCGTGGTGAGCCCGTCTACCGCCGCAGAAGCACCCGGCCCGCCAGTAGCCCCGATGAACGAAAGCTGAGCGAACGGAGTGACGCTATCCGGGTTCTGGAAACTCATCCGGATGAAGCCAATTGCCGCATTGGCCCCGCCACTCGTAGCGAGGTTTTCAGTCCCCTCCGAGCCGCCCGCAATCTTCGTGAGCAGCGTTATCCGCGTATTGATAACCGCACCGGCAAGCGCAAGGCTCGAACTTTCTCCGCGAGCCGTCCACCCGGCGGGGGTTGTCATGCTCGGCGCAACCCCCGGAGCCAGAACCGCGCAACTCACCCATATGATCTGCAAATCTCCCGACTCCGTTCCAGCAGGAGCCCCCGCGTTGACGTTGTTGACGCCTAGCGAGTTGTCACCGCCGTTAGTCTGAGAACGAAAGCCAAGGACGGCCATGGCTTACGGGTTCCCCTCGGTAATCGTGAAGGACGACACGCTCACCGGCTGCGTGGACACGATGCTCGTCGTGGTAAGGTTCAGGTCGCTGCCCGACGTGCTGACGCTGCCATCCACCACGGCAGTCCCGCCGCTCGTCGTGATGCGGAACCACGTCGCCGTGCCCGTCGCGTTCGCGCTTGAGTCCTGCGTGATGGCGTTGAGCGTCAGAACGCCAGCGGCAGCGCCGGCAGCGAACGTCGCGCCGCACGTCAGTTCGGCGAGGAGCGTCGTCGCGGCGCCGCCCGTGGCGGGGCGCGAGCCGTCGTAGATGCGAAGCAGGCCGGAAGCGCCCACAGCCGAGGCGATCTGATCCAGGCGGTTGTTCCGCAGCGTGCTTGAGTATGCGAGGGCCATGGCTTAGGCCTCCTTCTTCAGCTTCGCCATCTGCGTGCGGATGAACAACTCCGCTGCGCCCGGCTTGCCATCGAACACGACGGGCGCGCCGGACGGCAGAGGATACACCCGCGCCGTGACGTCGCCGTCCTTCCCTTCGATGATCCCGAAGTAGCCCGCGTAATCGCTACGCGGGAAATCCGTTGCCTTCAGCATCTTCGCCCCCTGTTTCGTTCAATACCGGAACCTCGGTCACGTCCAGCACCAGGCCCGTTCCCGGATCGCGGTTCGGAATCCTTCGCTTGGGCGCAAGCACCGCCCGCACCAACTTTTCGGACTGCTGCGCGTTGATCGACATCGCCTGCAACATCGCCTGAGACATTCCCTGCACCTGTTCGGCAAGCGCGCGAACGGGATCGACAGGAGCGCCGGCAATGTCTTCCGGAGTCAGCGCCTGCATGACCGTCTGCTGGACGATTGCCATCACTTGTTCCGGCGTCATCGCCACGGACGTGAGTTCCAGGCGCTTCGTCTCGGCCTCGTAGCGTTTCGTCTCGGCTTCGAATTCCTTGACCTCGGCCATCCGGCGCGCTTCCTCTGCTTCGGCTTCGGCTGCCTTCAACGCCTCCTGCGCCTCGGCCACGATCTGCTGCGCCTGCTGGAGCGCCTGTTCGCGCTGGTCAATCTCAACCTGCGCGGCCTCGACCACGGCGCGGATCTTCGGATCTTCGTCGCCTTCTTCAGCCTGTTCGGCCTTCTCGATGGCGGCCTTCATTTCCGGCGGCATCAAGGCCTTCGTGCGTTCGGCCCACTCCTCCGCGCCCGGCCAATCCATGTTCCGGGCGATAAGGTCGCCGTGCGTCATCATCACTTGCGGATTCCCGCGCGCGATCTCGAGTTGAGCGTCGAGAGCCTCCATCCGCTTCGTGGTGTAACTCGGGCCGGTATCGACTTCAACGTCGTACTCACCCGCGCCCAGGTTGAAGATCTTGAGCCCGTCCATGTCGGCCTTCGGCGCGCCACCTGGCAGCGGCTGCGCCTGGACATAGGCCTCGTCTGCCTCGCCGTCCTCGCTCACCAGACGCACCACGCGCCGGGAGTCGTAGATTTTCGGTATCAGGTCGAGAAGTTGCCGTCCGAGGTAGCGGATGGCCCGGTTCAGGTTGTCGTGATAGTGGAACGTGGCGACATCGCCCTCGCGCTGGCGGGCCATGATCGCGCGTCCCGACTTCTCATTGGACGGCGCCCCTAGCGTGGCGTTGTACATGCCGAGCGCGCTCTGGATGTCGTGTTCCGCGTGCTGCATCTCGGCAGCGAACCCGGCCGGAATGTCGGCGGCAGCCTCGCGCCTGGGCGGCGGCAGGACGGTCCCGCCAATCTCGACGGGGTTGTACGTCAGCACCGCGTGGTTGTCGGTGTGCGCCGTGTCCCAATTCGGATCGTCTTCCGTCTGGCCGACTGCCGCGACCCATGGGGCTTTCGGCGTCAGCGCAACCCGTTCAGCGAATGCCGTCCGCGCGAAGTTGTAAAGCATCTGGCCGTCCTTGCCGATGCGATACAGACCCGAATACTCGACCTTGCCGTTGATGTCCGTCTCGGTCCCGTAAACCGGGATAATCGGGATGTACTGCCCCGCCCAATCGCGCTCCTCAAGGATCTCGGCGCCCGTCATCCGGCACCACTTCACCTTGTCGATCTTGGCCTCGCGCGTTTCCTTGACGGGCATCATGTCCTGCACGCCCTCCGCGATGGCCTTCTCGTACTCGTCCTTCGTCACCGTCACGCCGTCGGTGAGTTGGTAGATCGTCTCGGTGGCCGGCTCCTTGTACCAGTACTCGA